GCTGAGGTCGTTGGCATTGGTTAAGGTGTAGCCCCAGGGCGTGAGTAAGCTCATTTTGTCGCCGCCTTCTTTTTCTTATTCGCGGTATTTTTAACCGCCTTATTCTCAACGGGCGGCGCCGCCTTCATTTCGGGCTCCGTCTTGGCCTTAACCTCAACGGCTCCAGCGGGCTGTTCACCTTCCGGCCACTGAAATGTGTGACCTTGGTATTCGTATATCTTGAGCACGGGGCTCACCTCTTTTCTGCTTTTTTAAGTTGCGGAGCGCCAGAGGTCAGGCTGACGCCCCGCGGAGGAAATGGGAAGGGAAGAAACGCTAATTAGGTTGAGCTGTCGTCCTTGACGAGTTTCTTGAACGCAGAGGGAACGCGGACCGCGAGTCCGAGTCTCTCTTCAGCTCTGATGGTGATGAGGTTCTTGATGAAGTCGTCTTCGTTGGAGTTGCTCATCTCTACCTGTGTGCCGCCGTTGCTGAGAACGGTTGCGCCCTGTTTGAAGGCGCCGACAAGGATGGTCCTGCAGCGATGGAAGCAGTGACAACAACGGGAAGACCCCAGATTGTGGGAGTCAGGCCGTCCTGGAAGTAACCGCCGCCGTAGTATCTGCTCTCGCCGTCTTTGCCGATGCGGAGTGAATACCAGTCGGTCGGGTTCATAACGACAGCATCAGCGGCTCTGCCGGAGACTGCCTGGACGTCCATGATAGCGTCAAGGATGAGGTCAGCGAGACCGGTGACGGTAGTGCTGAGATCCCAGCTTGAGCTGTCGGCCTGGATGCCGGTTGTGCCGAGAAGCGTAGTTACAAGATAAGCCTGGATGGAAGCTCTCAGATCATAGAGAAGTCTGCCGTTAATTGCAGAAGCGAGGAAGGGATAATCGGCGATGAACTCGTCGGATTCCTTGATGTAGCCGGCTATCTTGACAAGAGCGACAAGGTTAGCATCGGCGGGTGAATACTCGACTGCTTTCTTCTTTGCTGCTTCGTCGGTTACAGCGGGAAGAGTGGTGGGGTCGGGTGTGCCTTCAATAAAGAAGCTGTAAGCTGCCGTGCTGATGGTCTGCGCGTCAAAGAGGTCGCGGATCTGAAGAGCAGCGCGAGCGCCTTCAACAACACGGTAGTCTGTGGTGATGGAGCCGACGGGGAAGTTGCCGACGGTCTGCTCCTTCTGGATGTTGTAATAGTTGACGTCTCCCTTGAAAGCGGTAGCTGAGAAAGCGAACCTCTTAGCGAGCGAGGTGCCTTTGAGCTGTCTGACGAAATGCTCGCCGAGTGTTCTGGCAGCCTTCTCGCTGACTTCTGCTTTGCCTGCGCCGGCATTACCGAGGGCTCTGAGCTTTGCCTCGGCTTCTTCTGCCGCTTTCATAGCATTTTCGAGGTCGTTCATCTCTGCGATGAGACCGTTTGCAGACTTTACGGCGTCTGCGTCGCCTTCTTCGACTTTGGCTTTGAGAGCTTCAAGCTCTGATGCCTTAGCCTTGTAAGTTTCTTTCAAGGTCATTGTTTTTTCTCCTTTTTAATGTTGGTATTGATATATTCGAGAATTCGAGACTGTTCCTCGTTGAGCTTCTTCTGATCCTCGGCTTCCGGTGCCTTGTCTTCAGGAGCTTCCTCCTCGGTTTTCTCGGTCTTCTCTTCCACAGAATCCCCGAGCATACGCTTGAGGATTCTGAGGGTCCGCTTCAGTGCTTCTCTGTCCTTCAGGTCTTCGCCGTTGCCGCCCTTAACATCGGTCATTACCGCGTGCTGATTAGCAGGGACGGGTACGATGCTGACCTCGTACAGGTCAACCTCGGTGAGGACGTTTTCTACGCCCTTCTCTTTCTCTTCTTTTGTCGGGTCGCGTCTGCCGGTGACGGCATAGGCGAAGCTGAACTGGTACACGCTTCCGCTCTTGACGATCGTCCTCTTCTCCTGGGCGAGAGGAGTGTCTAAGAAGGTCGCCTTCATCAGCGGGCCGTTTTCCGTGTCTTCCACGGAATCAACCGTGCCGATGATCTGATCGAGGTCGTGGTTCCAGCACAGGGGAAACGGGTGACCCGTTGCCTCTCTTGCGGCGAGCGTCTTTGTGAACGCTCCGGGAGCGACTATGTCGCCGTAACTATCGGGGTCGATGTCGTAGGTGCTGAAGTAGCCGGATATAGTGCCGGTGTCGTCTGCCGCTTTAATTGCGGCGCTTCTGAATATCTTATCCATTAGATTACCTCCGCTTGTATGGTTACAGAGCAGTTACAGCCGCAGCTCTCGTCTGCGCTGAGGTTGTCGTCGCCGGGCCAATATGCTCCGTTGCTGAAGTTGCCGTCATAGGGTACCGTCTCGCCGTCCATTGCCGCGTGGCTTGGTCGGGGATTGTCGCCGGTATTCCATATTTTGCTAATAACGGGGAAGTTCCCTGAGTCGTGAGCCTGTCCGACTGCCTCCATTACGCCGAAGGTCGCCGCCGCGGTGGCGAGCGATCTGCCGATGGCGTCTGCGCGGCTCTGTCTGTCCTCGAACACCTTCTCGAAGTCGGGCTCGGTCTGCTCGCGTTCTGCGGTCTCCATTTCCTGGGTGAGCTTGGCGAGTGTTTTACGGTTAATCGCGTCCGCTCGGCCCTCGGCCATTGCCCTGATGTAGTTGACCGTCTCCTCGTCGGAGTAGTCAACGCCGAGCTTTTTTGCTGCACCCTTGCCGTGATTCTTAGAGATGTCGAACAGCAGCGCCTCGATGTCGTCAGCGAGCTCGCGGTTCCAGCGTTCTGTGCTCCACCAATTCTCGGCGCCTGCGCGAATCTTCGCGAGGACGGAGCGGCTCTGCCGGATCAGGAAATTGAGCACTGCCTCTGTGATGGCGTCGTCCTCGTCTTCCATCGATTTGCTCTTCAGTTCGATTATTTGAGCTTTTTGCTCTTCGGGTATGTTCTTATGTTCCGGACAGTCGCACTTGTGTCCTGCGGGCGCTGGCGCGCTGTCTTCGGCTATTTCCGTCGGCTCTGTGGTCATCGGCTCCTGCGGGTCCATGTGTGTGTCCTGCGGGCTTGCCTGACCGCCTTCTGTGACGTTCAGCGGGACTATGAGGTCGTCGCCGCCCACGAGCGGAGGCAGATTGTTATCCGCTCTCGCCTCGTTTCTCGTCATCCAGGGACCGCCGACTGCGCTCTGAAGGATGCTCGCACGCTCTTCGAATGAGCCTTTGAGCTTCTCGGACAGGTCGAACTCGACATAGGTCGTCGGGTCTGCGCCGACCTTGGGCAAAATAAACGTATTTATTCGCTGCTGAAGCATCTGAAGGACGGGGCCGAGGCACTCGCTGTAGAGCGCGCGAGCATTGTCCTTACTGCTCGCATACGTTTGCGCGTCAGTGTGCCAAATGAGCGCGGGATTGACGCCGTAAGCTGCCGCGACGGTCTCCCGGCTGAGCTTGACGCTCTCTGCCCACTGGCTCTCCTTGAACGAGGTCTGGAATGGCTTAATCTCCATACCGTCCTCGAGGAGCGGGATGCTTCCGGCTTTGCTTCCGCCGCTTCCCCACGCCGCTCTGAACGCGTCAACGAAGCGCTTGCGGGTCTCATCGTCCCAGGGCTGAACATTCGCCGGGCGGGTGATCTGAGCATTGAGCCTTCCTGAACTGCGCCACAGCTCACGTCTGAAGTTGCCCGCCTCTATCTGCTCCTGCAAGGTCTGCTTGAGGGCTGTCAGGGGTGACAGATAGCCACCGGGGTTGCCGGGGCTGTATGTCCTGAACAGTACGAACTCGGAAGCGGGAAGCTCAAAGGCCGTACCGCGTCCGTCGGGTATCTGCACCCAGACGGTGTCAGGCTCGTAGGGGTTCGAGCTCGTCTCAGGACGGTCAGCAAGCCAGGTCGTCGGGATTATGAACAGCTCCCACCCGCTCTCCGTCTCGTTGCTCGGTGCGAGCCATGTATAGACCGCGCCGTATACGAAATACTCCGAGACAAGCGCACGGTTGAACTCGTAGCTCGTCTGCCAGCGGTTCGGCTGCCAGAGCAGCTTCGCCGCCGTGCTCGTCCTGTCTCTGTGCCTCTGCGCCTCGTCGTCTCTTGTGTAGACCTTGAGAGGCAGTTGCGCTATGCTGTTTGAAAGGTAATTGACGACGGCTTGTAGGTTGTCTTGGCTCTGGTAGAGCTGTGTGGCCGTGTAGTTAAGCACCTGCGTAGGCGCTGACGGCCCGAAGTTGAAGCGGATCACATCTCCTCTTAAGAAGAAGCGACCCAGTCTTTCTCTGAATGTCAAGG